AAGCTGATTCAGAAGATAGTCGAGGACAAGAGCTTCGCGCAAAAATTTCAACAGGAGAGCATCGGGGATTATTCTTATTCTCTCCGTCGGAATCTTCAGCAGAAAGAAGAAGAAATTACGGGAGACTTCGAACTCGACCGAATCATTAAATATCGTCGGGGATGGGTTAAGTATGGGTCAGTCTGATTTCACGAAATGGCTGAAGCAGGAATGCGACATCTTCTATCGTGACACGAAGGGGGATGGTCACGGAGGATGGACGAAGACGTGGACGCGCAAATATTACCGCGTCCCCTGCCGAGTCTATGGAGTGAGCGGGAATTTTACAATCCGGGAGGAAGGAACGGAATATCTCATCGAATCCCGGATTCTTGTAAATTCGGATGTCAGCCTTAATAAGGGCGACAAGGTCATTTTTAACAATGACCATTATCTTGTCCTGAAGGCTTATAGTCCGAGTTCGAGCGAGGAGCATCATCGGATGGCCCTGCTCGGAAGGATGGATGAGCTTTATGGCTCAAATTAAATGGACGGGAGTTCAGCAAATGGCAAATCGTTTCAAGCTACTTGATAAAAGGGTGCGAGACGAGGTTTTGCAAGCCGTTGACCAGAGTGTCGAGGGGATGCAGATTCGAGCCAAGCAAATCCTGACCGAAAATAATCACGTCGTTACCGGGAACCTCCGGGGGTCGATAAAGAGCGAGGCGAAATTCGTGACCGTATTTATTATTCAAGGCGAAGTGGGGACGGCGGTTCATTATGCTCCGTATGTCGAGTCCCTGCCAGACGGCGGGTATCTTTTCCGGGCTGTCCGGGAGGAGCTACCGAAAGCGAACATCCGAATCGCTACCGCAGTTAAAAAGGTCATGGGGGAGGCTTCGGCGGCATGAGTAACAGCATGAAAGACATTTTTTCGAGGATTGATGAGATTCTTGTGAACGACGCGAAACTTTGCGGTCTTATGAATCACAAGAACAGGAAGGAAGTTCCGGTAGGGAAAGAAGGTCTTCAGGCGGGGTTTTCTTATCAGACCATTCGCCGGGGGTTCCAGACGGAAGGGAACTGGAAAAAACTTCTGACCTATTATTTTCAAGCGGATTTTGTAATTCAGGATTTTTCCCCGAACATTCGGGAGTTCCCTCTGGTCATAGCGATACACGACCGAGAAAGCGACTTGAACCTATACGAGACTGCCGAAAGAGTGATAGAACTGCTTGACGGCGCAGACTTAACGGTCGACGGAAAAGTCCATTCATACGGATGTTTTTACAACGGTCAAATCCAAAGTCCGACGTATATCACGGACTTAAAATCTTACAGAATGTCAATTCGATTCTCAATCCAAGCGAGAAAGGAGATTTAACAATGCCAGACTATAATCAGCAAAATGTGCTAATCGGCGTAAGCACTCTCAAAGTGGACGGTGTCAGCCTCGGCTATACCTCCGGGGGTGTGAACCTTGTTGCCTCATCCGACAGAATGGACAAAGAGGTCGACCAAAGCTACGCGCCAGTAGGAATCCACAAGATTCGGGAAACATACCAGATTCGGACGAGTCTCGCGGAAGCGACACTTGATAACCTGAAGATTGTGTGGGAACAGACAGAGGCCGTCGTTGAGTCCTCGCCTACCCGTACACTCTCTTGGGGAATGAACCCCGCCGTGGTGGAACACGAGCTTGAGTTCAAAGGGAAGTCCCCGGAAGGTTACGACAGAACCTACACGGTTTATAAAGCCGTGGTTTGGGAAGTCGGAGAAATCCCTCACATGAAGGACGCTTTGACGCTCATTCCTGTGACGTTCAGGATTCTCCCGGACACGTCGAAACCTGCGGGCAAGGAGTACGGATACATCGTCGACACGATGACGACATAAACCATAACCTAAAATTGGAGGAGGGTCTATTATGACGAATCCAAGTGTGGCGAAATTTAGACAATGCCGCAAGAAGCCGAGACGGATTACTACGCCGTCGGGCCACGAGTTTATTATCAAGGTTTTAACTCCGATGGACTATATCAAGGCGGGCCTTGACGACCTGCCGAACGAGTTCTTTCAGTTCATCTTCGCCGTGACGACGGGGCAGAAATCAAATCTGTCCCCGGAGGAGGAGAAGAAGAATTATGAAATGTTCGAAAAGTTTCTCGGAGTGACCGTTTCGGAAGGCGTAATAGACCCTCCGACAATTATCAGGTATGACAAGGAGAGAGAGGACACTCATCTCCTATGGGGAGAAATCCCCCCAAAAGACCAAGAATACATCATGGGGTGTATTTCCGGGAGGATAACGGATGGCGAACCCATCGAAGAAGCTCCAAAGCCAGAAGAAAATCGAGAGCCTGAGCATCAAGCCGGGTAGGGAATTTTGGCAAAGCGGTGCGTTTGTTCGCACGATTGACCTTTTGGCTCAAAGATACGGGAGGCTTCCGAGCGACATCGTGGCATTGAGTATGTACGAATTTAATTTCAATGTCGGGGTGATGTCGAAGGCATTGGAGGAAGAAAAAAGAATTATCGACCAGACGAAGGCACAGGCCGAGGGGAAGGAACCAAAGCCTACGATTCAGCCGTGGTCATCGTTTGGTATAGAACGAAAGGTCGTGAAGAATGGCTGATTTCGGGTCAATGACAGCCCATTTATTACTCGATACGGCGAACTGGACACAGGGTATCGCTCAGGCCAAGGGAGCCTTTGTCGGTTTTCAGGAGTTCTCGAATAAGACAATCGGCGGCCTCGGTCAGGGTATGAAATCGTTCGGGCAAAGCCTCCACGGTGTCGGGACGAATGTTCGTCAGCTTGGGACTGAGATGCTTTTTGTCGGTGCGGCTATGACGGGAGCGACCGCGCTTATGACAAAGGCTTCGGCAGACTTTGAGTCCGCGATAGTAAATGCGACGACAGTTACGGGTAAGCTCGGAGATGAATTTGATATAGCTAAAGAAAAGATGTCAGTTCTTGCCCGCGAACTCGGAGAGAAAACCGTGTTCTCGGCTACACAGGCCGCAGACGCCATGTATGACCTTGCCTCGAAAGGGCTTGACCCGGCCTCTATGTCTTTCGAGGAAATGGTTCCGTTTTTGAATCTTGCGTCTTCGACTCAGGCAGACCTTAAAACTTCTACCGAAGTCTTGACATCCACGATGCGGGCCTTTGGCTTGGCGACAACAGATACGAAGCGAATCGCTGATACCTTTGTCAATACTATTGGGTCTTCAGCGGCGACGATTGAAAAGTTCCGGGAATCAATGGCCTATGTTGGCCCGATTGCCAGAACCGCAGGAATCAGCCTTGAAGAAACAGCGGCCTCACTCGGTCGAATTTATGACCTTGGTTTCCCCGCATCAATGGCAGGAACCGCGCTCCGAAGAACTTTTGCCGAACTAATGACTCCATCCACGAAACTCGTTGAAGTCCTCGATAAAGTTGGCCTAAAATTTTCAGACATCAATCTCGAATCTGACGGGCTTGCCGGGACATTAAAAAAGCTCGACGAGGCGGGGATGTCGAACATTGATGTAATGAACATCTTTGGACAAAGAGCCGGGCCTATGGTCAACGCCCTTCGCGCTCTGGATGATAATGGTCAACGATATTATGAGACCATTGGGAAAATGACTGAAGCGAATATTAAGGCTCAGGAAGGACAGGGTCGTGCCGCAGAAATCGCCCAGAAACAGTTAGAGACGCTTAAAAATACATGGACGATTTTTATGTCCAAAGTCACCGACCTCGCCATTGAAGTCGGGAACGTCCTTCTTCCAATTATGAAAGATTTTCTCCAAAATCTGATAGACCTCCATGCGCCTATTAAAGCATGGATTATGGAGAACAAAGAACTTATTGCTCAGATTGGAAAATGGGCTATGACCCTCGGCCCTATAATCTTAGGGCTCGGTGCATTACTTACGATTGTCGGCGCGCTCCTTGCTCCGCTAGGGACTCTTATCAGCACTATCGGGAGTCTCGTTATCATCTTCGGAGGTTTCACCGGAGCGGTCGGAGGGGCTACCCTTTCAATCACAACACTCGTCGCGGCTATCATGGGGCCTGTGGCTCTTATTGCCGCCCTCGGAGCCTTAGCAGTTATCCTCGGAGTCGTCATCGGGAAGTATATTGAAATGCGCCAAGCCGAAAAGCGTCTTGCCGAATCTCAGGAGGAGATGCAGACGAAAGCTCAGGACAGGCTTTCCCAAATCCTCGAACGGACATACGAGGAGGCCAAGGCGACAGGCGAAGTCAATGAAAAAGTCACCGAGCAAATCGAGAAGATGAAAGAGCTTGATGAACAACGTCAAAAACTCCTCGATAAAAAAGCTGAAGGGAAAAGACTCACCGATGACGAGATTCAACAGCTTCAGAATTTATCGAAACAGCTTCTTGATGAAACGAATACCCTCGAAATTTTAACCGGAAAGAAGAAAGACCATGTCACGGCAATAAGGGCCGCCTCCGTCGAGGCTAATAAAGAATTCGAGGCTCAAAGAAAACTCGCTGATACCCTCGCCTCAGTCGGGATTGAATATGATGAGTTTGTCAATTCTACGGAGGACGCCGCAGATGCTCTCGGAGAAGTCTCCAAAGCGACGGAGTATGCGGCCCTAAAGCAGATGCAACAAAAAAATGCTCTTGATGAAACCCGTGAAGTTCTTGAGCAAATGGTCGGGAAGCCTAACATTATTGACGTTGAATTCGGTATCGACAGCGCGAGAGAGTTCCGGGATGTCGTCGACGAGATTCGGGACGTGGAACAGGCTCTCGAACTTGAACGGGCTGAAGGACATGATAAACAAATTTTACGCCTCCGATTCGAGCTTGAGGAGAAGCTCCGGGCGATTGACATATCGAAGCAGGAACTCAGAATCGCACACGATGAAAATATTAAGAGCATAAAAGAACAGGCTCAAGAAGAAAGGGACGCCGCCGAAGCGAAAAAGGAATCGGGTGAAATTTCTGAGCAGGAATATCTTAACGAAATTGACCGTATTGATAAAGAAGCCGCTCACAGAATTGAAAAGGAAACCGAATATACCGCGAAGGCCCTCAATCAATATGACCTCCTCGGACGCCGTCATGGTGAGCTTACGACCCAGAAATTAAAGGCTATTGGGGAAACAATTCAAGCGGAGGAGGGCGAGTTCAAAGCCTTGGAGGATATCAATGAAATCCTCCAAACGAACACAGAATCCCTGAAGATGAAAAAGCAGACGACGGATGAACTCGTCCAGAGTCTCCTCAAAGTCATTGAGGCCCAAAAAGAAATATCCTCATTCGAGGCTTATCAATATGGAGGGAGAACCGGAGGAGGGACTACCCTTATCGGGACTCAAAGAGCCGCCCCGACCTCTACGGTTGCGGCAAGGCAAGAAGAAGCGGCGACTGGTCGGTGGCAAGAATCGGAGGGGCAAATCTTTACCTCTGCCGGGATGGGCTACCGCAAATATCAGGGAGGGACGGCATTCGTCCCCAGAACCGGGCCGTATATCCTCCACGAGGGGGAGAGGGTCACTCCTCGCGGGATGGCTGAGGGAGGAGGGTTTAACATTACAATTATCAATCAGGTCGATTCCGGGTTTATAAACGACCTCATCATGCAAGACCCGAACGCGGTTATCAATGTTATCGGCTCTGATGTGGCAAGGGGCGGGACGGTTAAAAAATCGCTTTTAAGTTTAATGAGAGGTAGATAATGGCATTCAACGATTATCCCAGAGGGCTTCCGTATCGAAGGGAAACAGTCTCGAACGTCGCAGTCATTGAGTTCGAGAATGGGGTCGAACAACGCCGGGATATATGGGGCGGCAAGACTAAAAAAGTTTTTGAGATTCGTTTTAATGTCAATACTCTAGCCGAAATCAAAGCAGTCCACGATTTCTTTGTGACCAAGGTCGGCCCCTCGACTTCATTCTCATTCACCTGTCCTCTCGACAGCCAGACTTACACGGTGCGATTCCTTGAAAATTCCTTCGAAATAGAGCGGAGATTCTACGGGACTTACTTTGGGAAGTGTAAGCTGATAGAGGTGTTCTGATGAAGGCCGCTACCGATGCTTTCAAGCAACGGAAGAATCAGGCGGTCACGAAGCCAGTCTTCCTCTATTCGATTCAGTATGACGCCGTCGGGAATAACTGGCTCCATTACGCAGACTTCCCTACCGATATCACTTTTGACGGTGTGACCTACACGAAATTCCCGATTTACCATCGTGACATCTCTGAACGGCTCGACGGCTCTGCCTTTAAGGTGAATCTCTATATCGCCAATGTCGACCGGGGCATCCAGTATTATCTCGAAAATTATAACGGTCTCCGGGAAGCCAAAGTCGAAATCAGGCAGATATTCTATGACGAGGTCTTGACCCCCTCCGTTGTTGACCTGAGTACCTTCTACGTCGCGGATGCGGCGGTCGATTCCCAGAAGGCGTCTCTCGTTCTTTCGAGCCGATTCGATGTCTTCGACGTTCAGCTTCCTCGTAGGAAATTTTATCGAACCTATTGCAATCATATTTTCAAAGGCGCAGGTTGCGCTTACTCCGGGGGCGAAACGTCATGCAACAAGACGATTCAGCGGTGTAAGGAATTGGGGAACATTCACCGATTCGGGGCTTTCCCGGCAATCCCGCAAAGGAACGTATACAAAATCAATGTATAAGCGAATCAGAAAATGGATTGATGCGATTTCGCCGACGGCTCATACAGAGTCGGGATGGGAGAACTCTTTCACCACCGAGGAGGATGAGGCCATAGATATCCGTTTCACCCTTACCGGGTACGGATGGAAACCGAACGCGGGCGACGAAAATATCAAGGCTCTTGAAAAGGGGTCGTATAAAATCTATCTCCGGGAGAATGGAGAATCGACGTGGAACCTCCTCGGAAGGGTTGAATGTGACCGGGCCGGGACAGATGCCTCGACCGTCTACAAATCCGTCGGCTTTGCGACTGGCCTCCTCTCGGCGGGGAAATATGACATCAAGATAGTCGCGGATAAAGCGGCAAAATTTACGGCTTGGGGCGGGGCCTTGGAGGGGATAATTTCCGGGGGCCAGTTTTGGTCAGGTCTCCAAGTCAGGACATTCTCTTATCGGAGTCCTTCGGGATATGATGAGATGGCGATAACCGAAAACGTGGGAGTGCAGTTAGTATGAGTCTCGATACTTTTTTCGCTTCTCTGACATCGACGAAGGCGGTCATCCCGGATGCGGATAACCCCTCTCTCGTCGAGGGAGGGGATGCGAATTTTAATGATTCGAAGACGTATCAATGGAAGGGGCCAGAGCTTACTTCCGACATCGGGACGCCTATCCCTATCGTCTACGGACGCCATAAGGTCGCCGGGAATATCATCAATGCCTACGTCGAGAGCGGGGAGAATGATACCCTCAATATGCTGATTGCCCTCTGTGAAGGCCCGGTGAATTCCGTTTCGAACGTCAAATTAAACGGTGCGCCCATCGAGGACTTCTACGGGACTTCGGTTGACGACCCCTACGGGGAGAATGCCGAGATTACCTTCAAGCATGGTCTCGAAGACCAGACGGTGATTCAGGAGTTCGGCGATATCCATTCCCTCCACAATCTTGACGTGACGCTTCAGCAAAATGAAGAATACGTTCACACGACCGACCTCTCGGATACGATGGCCTTTATCATCGAGCTTGAAAGCGATAGCCTCTATCAGCTTGACGAAAATAATAATAAGGTCTCATGGTATTATGCCGTCAAGGTCGAGTACAAGGTCAACGGGACGAGCGACTGGCAGTTCGGGGGTATCCACGAAATCAATAAGATTTCCGAGACCTCGATTCGGAGATTTATCAAATCCGAATATCTCACTCCTAACAAATACGACATTCGTATCACGAAACTTTCGGAAGACCCGGACGCGAGTTCGAGATTCGGGTCGCTCAAGATTAAGAGCATCGACGAGGTTGTGAACCTTGAGCTTCAATACCCTTTCGTGGCCCTCCTTGGGGTCAGGCTTGTCGCTACCCAGAAGCTCTCAGAATCGACGCCAAACATTACGGCAGAGGTTGAGGGCCGCAAGGTCAGAATTCCAGACGTGCGCTACGGGGGAGACCCGATAGACTGGGAGGATTATTACTGGGACACGGTGACTCAGCAGTTCCGAACTCTTGCGGCTGATGCGGCTTGTACTTGGGACGGAACGAGCTATATCGAGGCTTTCTCGGCGAACCCGGCATGGTGTCTGAGAGACCTCCTCACGAATTCCCGGTATGGACTGGGTCAATTTATTTTGACCTCGGATATTGACGATGCCTCCTTCCTAGCGGCGGCGAAATACTGTGATGAAGGAGTCGAGAACGTCTACGGAAAGAAGGAGAAACGAACCCGGCTCGACATCGTCCTCGACCGTTCGAACTTCGCGCCCGATATCGTCAATAATATTGCGGCAACATTCCGGGGGCTTATTTCTTATTCGAACGGGAAGGTCAGGCTCGTCATTGAGAACGCCGTCGATTATACCCAGATTTTCAACATGGGGAATATCGTCAAAGATTCTTTTTCGATGAGATATCACTCGGCGAAGGAAGTCCCGAACATCCTCATCCTCGAATACACAAATAAGGATAAAGACTATGCGCGAGACGCCATAGAAGTCGCCGATGAAGATTCAATCGCGGCGGGGAATCCCATCCGTCAGGAACGAATCCAGTTCTTCGGGGCAACGAGACCGAGTCAGCTAATCCGGGAGGGGAGAATCCTCGTCAATAAGCTCAAGTCGAATACGCGCTCGATATCATTCAAAGCCTACACGGACGCGCTTCTTTGTCAGCCGGGGGACGTGATTTTATTTCAGCACGACGTTCCTCAATGGAGTTATGGTGGTAGGATTGGTACAGGGTCGAGTACGACGCGAGTCTATCTTGACAAGACCATAACACTTGAACCTGCCACCACCTATAAAGTCTCGGTTCGAAACAATCAGGATGACACGATTGAAGAACGAACTGTGACGAATCTTTCGGGCAGTTATAACTATGTCGACCTCGATAGTGCGCTGAGTTTCACGCCTCAACAATATGACCTTTGGGTCGTTGGGGAGGCCGCGAACCTTGGCATGGAATATCGGGTCATGGGTATCACAAGGACGAACGAGGGGTTCTGTCATATTTCAGCGGTTCAGTATACGGCCTCCGTATATGACGACTCGTCGATTCAAATGCCCGAAGATGATTTTAGTTATATCTCGCTCGAAATCCCGAACGTCTACTCCTTGAACTGTGATGAGCAGGTGAGCAGGGAGAATGACGGGACAATCCGGGATACGGTTTTAGTATCATTCAGACGACCGCCTAATTCTTTGAGATGGATTAAGAAGGCGGTGATGTTTCATATTTATTATTCCGACAACGGCGGGAAAAACTGGACTTATGCCGGGGCCACGGAGACAGAAGAATTCACCATTACCGACCCTCTCGCTATCGGAAAATCCTACACAATAGCCGTTGTCTCGGAGGCCGACACGGGTGAAACAAATATGCCCGCGAATTCTCCGCAGGATACGGTCACGATTCTCGGATGGACTCGGCCCGCCTCGGATGT